CGACATTGGTGAACACTGGAACAGACACTCTTGCGGCAGATAATGCTGTGTCAATTGCTGGGGGATCGGGTGGCGTTTCAGGCGCTGTCGGTCTTACTTTCGATCCTAACGGCGGCCTTATTATCGATCCAAACGATTTACGTTTATCTATGGCGCTTATGCGCTACCAAGAAGCGCGGGCTCAGTATGGTTCGCGTTACACGGAGTATCTAGCCTATTTGGGCGTTCGGTCTTCGGATGCAAGGCTTCAGCGCCCCGAGTATCTTGGCGGGGGGCAGCAAACGATTCAGTTTTCTGAGGTCCTCCAAACCGCTCCTAACAGTGCGGCCGGAGATTCGGAAACAGACGGAGTCGGAAACCTATATGGTCATGGTATCGGGTCAACTCGCACGAATAAGTATCTCCGGTTCTTCGAGGAGCACGGGTTTGTCCTGACTCTTCTTTCAGTCAAACCTCGTACGATCTACGCAGACAGTGTTCCGCGACATTACACGTACCAAACCAAAGAGGACTTCTTTCAACGTGAGCTACAATTCATCGGACAACAAGCGATTAAGAACGTTGAAGTCAAAGTCGATCACGCTTCGCCGAACGGTACTTTCGGATGGCAGGATCGTTATGACGAAATGCGCCAGCAGCTCTCTCAAGTCTCCGGCGAATTTTCGCCCGGTGGATCTCTCACGGACTGGCACATGGCTCGTATTTTCTCTACGGACCCGACTCTCAATGGTTCGTTCGTCCAGTCCAATCCCACGGATCGTATTTACGCGGAAGGAAGTTCAACATCAGGCGGTGAACTCCAAATCATGGTAAACCACCGCTTACATGCTCGCCGTATTCTGGCGAGAAACGGAGGACGTAACTATGTCTACTAAAAAGTCGAAATTCTCACGGGCGACGGAAAAACTGGATCCGACGCCGTTAGAAATTCCGGTGGGCTTTCAGCGCCCACCTTCCCTTCAGGAGCAAATTCAGCGCTTAGTGCGCGTGGAGCTGTCGGACAAGGCGGCGGCGGCCGGCGCCGAAACTTTCGAGGAATCGGAGGACTTCGGTGAGGACGACGATGATCCGGGAACGCCATATGAGCTTCACTATCACGCAGGCACGGGCCGTGAAGTCACGCGTGCGGAGCTCAAGCACATCCAAGATGGAGAACGTGAGTTCGACAAAAAATACCGTGTATACCGCGAGCAGCAAGCCAAGGAAAAAGCGGAAGACGCCGCATATCGTCGTAAAGCAAGGAAGCGCCGCGAAATAGCCCGGAAAAAAAAGGCCGCTCGTTAGTAACCTAACGAGCGGAACCCAGTAAGCCAGAACACACTACTTGATGTGTTCTGGCGGACTGACACCTAGGAGCGCGTCAAATGGGCCACTCTAAATCAAAATCTCGTCGGCGTGAAAGCTCTCATTTCACTAACCAACGGTTGCCCACGAGTCGAGTGGACCATTACAGGCGCTCGGTCAGTCCAAGATCAGAGTTTGACGGCTGGGAGGCGGAGCCTCGTTATGTTACGCACACGGCGGAGCCGGTGCGTTCTCGCCGGAAAACGAACCTTAGGCTGGTCGAAGACCGCCGTCAGTGGCATCCAGACGGGCCCAGGCGGGCCGCCACTGCATTCAATCGCTTCGCCCCTAGGCTTATAGTCCCCAAGTGGGCCGCGCTCGGTGGCGCGGCCGTTACGTCGAAAATAGCCTTTAGCGACCCCTCTAGTGTCGCAATCTGTATACGCCGCAAGACGCGGCGTGAGGTTATATTTGCGAAGCGTAAGTCGGGCAGGCGCGGTCAGCGCCGCCTTAAAAGAAACTGGTTTTCAAAGATTCACTGTAGGAGGTGAAGATGTCAGCGTTCGGAGTAATTCCAGAAATAGCGGGCAGCATTGCTGGCCCGGTTGTTAACTACTTCGCTCAAAAAGAGGCGAACCAAATCAACCGCGATAACGCGGAACGCAATGTCGAAATGCAAAGGGAGTTTGCGAAGCATGGTCTACGTTGGAAAATTGAAGACGCGCGAGCTGCGGGTATTAGCCCGCTTGCGGCCCTTGGAGCCTCTGGGGCGGCTTTCGCCCCGGTTCATGTTGGTGCAGAAGCCAATACTGCTCTCGGCGACGGTTTATCGAATATGGGCCAAAATATTTCTCGCGCGGTGGCGGCCACGTCCACTCAAGAAGAGAAAACACTCCAGACCCTTCGGGTCCAGAGTGCTCAAGCTGATATTGAAGGAAAGACGCTAAATAACCAGATCCTTCTTCATCAGCTAAATCAACTTAAGGCCGGTCCCGCTTTTCCCGGAAGCGACAATTTCATTCCTGGTCAGGGCAATTCAGGTTTAAAAATCAATCCCTCGGAGAGAACTCAAAATCAACCAGGAGTCCCGGCCCAAGATCAAGGCTGGATTACGGACCGCGCATTTGCGCGGACCGATACAGGCCTAGCCCCGGTACCGTCTAAAGACGTTACCGATCGCATCGAGGACAAAGTCGTGCCGGAGGCAATGTGGATGATGCGAAACAATCTCTTGCCAACCTGGCAATATTTCAGTTCCGATAATCCTAGGCACGGAGCGCCTTCTCACTCTCAGCTTCCCGATCCCAAACGGCAGGAGTGGAGGTGGAATCCGATGAAACAGGAATGGTATCCACACACCTGGGATCGTAGGAGGTAAACATGGCTTATAGAAGAGGAAGACGCCGTAGCTTTCGTCGTCGCGGCCGCGCAGGCCGCAGACGGGTAAGTAAAGGGCGTCGCAACGTCGTCGGGTGGCGGATGTAAAAAAAGGGCCCGGCTCGCGCCGGGCCCTGAACATTGAAGTTCGGATGTGATATGTACATAGTCTGTCGGAAGCCTTACTTGTCAAGGCATAGGTGCGGTCAATGCCTGCCGTGCCGCATATATTACAAAAAAATTTGGCAGCACCGTATGGTGCTGGAGTCGTTTTGTCACGGCGATAACGCTTTCGTTACGGCTACGTATGAGAAGATGCCGGAAAACGGATCTCTCAGCATTCGGGACTATCAGCTATGGTTTAAGAAAATGAGGAAGGCAGGCTTGCGCTTCCGTTACGTAATAGTAGGTGAGTATGGCGAAATTGGAATGCGACCCCATTATCACGCGGCTTTATTCGGGGTTTCACCGCTCCTTAGTGCAAGAATACAATCGACTTGGGATCTTGGTTTTACGCATACCGGAGAGCTTACTTTCGCCTCGGCGGCGTACGTGGCAGGTTATGTTACGAAAAAGCTCACTACTCCGGATAGTCCACAAAATCGGGCCTACAGGAAGGCCAATGGTCAGCTACTGGGTAATCGGATCCCGGAATTCATGCGGCCAAGCCGCAATCCCGGAATCGGAGCGACAGCTATCCCTGCTATAGGGGAGTCTTTAACCACCGACGCAGGCTGTGATGTTATTATTCAGTGGCGAGACGTTCCGCCGTCGCTTAGGACTCATAATCGGACCATGGCTTTAGGTCGATATCTGAGAGGAAAACTTCGTGAAGAGCTTGGGTTTCCAGAAAATGCGACGGACGGTTGGTTATTACGCGCAACCCAAGAACTGTGTGCTCTGCAAGAAGCTTATGAAGCTGATGCGTCGAACAAGAAGAGCTACTACCAATTTCAGGCAGAGACGCGTAAACAGAAAATACTGAACATTGAATCACGCTTTAATAGCCTAAATAAAGGAGGTTTACTTTGAAGCGTTCTCCACATAACCTTAGTTTCACGCGTTTATTGACGTGTAACCAGGGTGAACTCGTTCCTATCGGATGTGTGCTGGTCAACCCTGGCGATACATTCAAGCATTCCACGCAAGCTTTAGTGCGCGTGGCTCCCATGTTATCTCCGGTCATGCATCCCGTGCACGTCCGGATCCATCATTTCTTTGTGCCTATCCGGCACGTGTGGGAGGACTTCGAGGACTTCATCACGGGCGGCCCGGACGGTACCAATGCTTCGGCTCTTCCATATAAAGCTTGGGCCGGTGCGAACCTGGTCAACGCGGGCATAGGCTCTCTCAACAACCACCTTGGCATTCCGCCTTTGCTGGCGGGCACGACCAATCTTTCGATTCTACCTATTCGGTGTTACAACGAGGTATTCAATGAATTTTATCGGGATCAGGATCTACAGACGGAGCTAGTTAATTCTAAAGCGTCTGGCGCGGACACCACATCTAATGTCGTTCTTCAAAAGGTC